ATCCTGGACAATATGCTACGACAAATACTCAGAATGTGCCAGTTCATGGCATGATTCGAGTAACTTCTTTAAAAGAAGTGGATTAGATGACGTATTCTTAACATAATTTCTATTACTAAAAATTAAGTTAGCGTCCGCTGATTTTAACGTACTAAAGTAGGGTAACCATTCCCCACCATAAAGAACATCAAAATCATATGCACGCTTCATTTGTGATAAATACGATTCTTCTACATATTTACCATAAATAAAAGCATAAGGATGGGAATAAACCGCATCCACGTCACGATCTTCTGCAGTAAAATACATGAGAGCTCTTTCGAGTCTCAACTGTAGATCACCGTAGTAAGAACTAGCTGCCTCTTCGAAACTTCTAACAATGCAATTGATTAACATTGCTTTCGCTTTGTCAACCATATTGCAAGACAGTTTGGGATAATCGTGAACCTCCTGAATCCGTCTTATCAGATTCAGAGACTCGTCATATCCCATCAGTCGTTTGAATAGAAGATACGAATATTCTATTTTATATATCCTCTTAAGCATAGACCTTCGTCTGTACCTAAAAGGATAAATATTATAGAATGTGAGGGCAGCTTCTAGCCAAGTTGTAACAGGACTCCATCCTTTATTATAAGAATCATTAAGTAAATCAAAGAATCCAAAATAAGATTTGGATCCACTTAATGCTCCTTTAATAGAGAATGGAGATAATTCACCTAATGGTGTGAAAATTCGTTTTGCAAACTCAAATAGTGATTTACCTATATGAGACTTTTGCATCTGAATTTCCATCCCAATAAGGGAAATTATTTCCTGATACTTCTCCGCCAGTCTGTCATCGTAAATGACAATATCATCACCAAGTAATTTATATTTAGCTGATTTCCAAGAGATACCAATTTCTTGGCAGCAAACATAAATTAAGAAGTGGTGACATAAAGTGGTTAATGGCCAAGAAGTATAGAAACCCATGGGATTACCAACATTATATCTAATGTTGTTAAGTAGTCCTTTAGGGCTTTTATACTCGAAGCTATAACCATTTATGATGTCATACCATGCTATAGCTTTGGAATGTCCGTACGCACAAGTTAGTAACCCAACTAATATCTTAATTGGTAGTCTATCTGTGAATGCTTTCAAATCAAAACTATAGTATGTTCTATTAGAATCGAAAGATAATTCCTTTAAACCAAAACCTTGGTTAAAGGTCTGATCTTGAGGAATAGATTTCAACACAATATTAAGGTAATTGTGAAGAGGTCTAAGACTAGTTTGAGACCAATAGTCTCCTATTGCTATCAAACGAGTTTTACCTTCCGAATCAGGAATTGCAACCAAACGTCTGAATGTGGAATTACTTCCATAAACAGGCTGGTTCATAATTTCTGTTAATTCTAAGAAATGACGATGACATGTACCCATCTTTTCTGAAAGTGTAGAGCCACTGAAAGCCAAGATTGAATTAGCTAAAGATTCAGGAATATTCACTAAATCTTG